ACAAGTACAATAAATGTATCTGGCACAGCTCCAATTAACGTGACAAATACTGCTGGTGGATTTGTATATAACGGATTAGATGCAACTATTAACATATTATCTGGAACAGGAGCTAAAACTTTTGCTGGTGCAAATAAATCTTTTGGAATTGTAAATTACGTAGTGTCAGGTTCAACTGGTAGTCTTACAATCACTGGCAGTAATTCATTTAAGCAGCTTAATTTTAGAGATGCAAATAACGCAAGAACTTTAAGATTTACTGCCGGAACTACAACTACAATTACAGATGCCTTTAATGTTCGTGGTACTGCTGGCAAACTCATGACAATAACATCTGCTACTGCTGCAACTCATACAATAACTGATACTTCAAACAGTATAGACTTAGATTATGTTGATCTATCGTACTCAACTGGAGTAGGTGTAAATGGTTTATATGCCGGTGCAAATTCAACTAACAGTGGCAATAATACTAATTGGTATTTTAACCAACGACCATCTGGAAGTTTCTTAGCGTTTATGGACTATGTATAATGCAAGACATTAAATGCAAGGGTTGCGGAAAGATTCTTGCAAAAGCGACTATCATGGTTGCTGCTATTAAGTGTCATAAATGCTATATGATATACGAATATCATGTCTACACAAACACACTACATGTTACCAATCAATTTGACATGAAGCAGAAGCGTGATATTATTGATATAGAGTCCAAGAGACCAACTGCCGATTAAGGTATTGGTTTTGGGCTATTTTTAATTTAGGGGTAACAATGCACATAAAAGCTGACGGTCTTATAGAAAAGGCACAGAAATTATCAGATGGCGAAGTTGAATTCGTTGTATCTACTAACGCACTTGATTCACATGGCGAGCGTATAGATGTAAACGGTATTGATATTAAAGAGTATAAAAAGAACCCTGTCGTTTTATGGGGACATGATGGCTTCAATCTACCTATTGCCAAAGCTACTAAGATTTGGAAAGAGGGCGGCAAGCTAATGGCTCGTGCTAAGTTCTATCTTAAAGATCCATTTGCACACAAGGTTTATGACTATATTGTAGACGGATATCTTAACGCTGTATCTATTGGCGGTATGGTAGAAGAGTGGGCATCTGATGGTATTACTATTAGCAAGATGAACATGAAAGAATTTAGCGTAGTTAGTATCCCTGCAAACCCTGAAGCACTTGCTACAGCTAAATCATTAGACGGTAATCAGAAAGCTGAACTTCGGGCACTAGCTAATGGCTATGCTCGTAAGATGCTTGAGAAAGCTGATGGTTCAAACGAGATTCAAAGAAATATTGATACATTAGAAACTTTGGTAGCCACCTTAAGGGAAGTAGCCGTTGGTGAAACTCAAAAGGTACAGGCAGACCAAATAACAAGGCGTGTGGTCCTGAAACAAGCACAGGTGGTCGTCCAGCAAGCCGAGACCGTTATTCGGTCTATCAAATTAAAGGAGATAAATAATGAGTGATACTCAAAAAATTGAAATTGATGACGCTGTAGTAACAGCTGTAGCAGAAAAAGCTGCTGCATCAATGAAGCCTGTATCTGCTGATGAAGTTGCTGAAAAAGTAGCGAACATCATGTCAGAACGAGCAGAAAAAATTGAAAAGAAAGATATTCACGAATCTACAACTAAAGAAGCTCCTCGTAACCTTAAAAAAGGTTTTGAGACTCTTCCTAAAGAAGTACGTTTCACAAAAGGCCTAATCGCTAGCTTACGCAAAGATTACGCTGGAATGGCTGAATATAACGCATACGTAAACAAAGCTTGGTCTGAGAAGGCTAACTACCAAAACGTAACTACAACTGCTGATGGTGGTGCTTTAGTACCAGATCCAGAGTTCGTAGCAGAAGTTGAAAGACTTACTGATCAGTACGGTGTTGTTTCACGACTTGCAACAATCCGACGAACTGACCGAGACAGCGTAACGCTTCTCTCAGGAACAAACGAAATCAGCTTTACAAAGGCTAACGAAGCTACTGCTGTAAACGCACAGAAACTAACATTCGGTGCTGCTACTGCTGTACTTGAGAAGTATATTGCTACTCTAGTTATGACAAGTGAAGTTGTTGAAGACTCTGCTGTAGATCTATTCTTAGACGCTACAAACGAAGTTGCACGAGCACGAGCCAAGTTATTTGACCAACTCGTATTCACAGACGCAACATACGGTCTACTAACCCCATCACTTGCTGATGCTTACAAGACACAAACTGTTGGTGCTGCAATTACTAACTTTGACGCTGATGACGCTATGAACGCACAGTACAAAGTTTCTTCATCAATTCGTGGTAACGGACGTTTCTTTATGCACCCAAGTGTATTTAACGTTCTACGACAGACTAAAGAAGCTACAACCGGTGGATACCTATTTGGTCCAGTCGGTTCAGCAGTTACACCTTCAATTAATGGTGTACCTGTAGAATTAGTTGACGTCATGCCAGAGTACGGTGCAATCGGTGCTAACAAAGCATTTGCAGTATTCGGTGACTTGTCACGAATTCAAATGCACGTCAAACGTGTACTAGAAACAAAAGTATTTGACTCTGGTGTCGTAAAAGACTCTGGTGGTTCAGATATTAACCTAATAACTCAAGATTCATTTGCGATGCGAGCAACACTACGTGTAGTGCCACAAACTCGTTTCAACGGTGCATTTACAATTATTGGTACTGGTACAGTAAGCTAAAAGGGGGTTCTTAAATGGCAAACATAAATAACTTATACGTAGCCGCAGGATGCCTAGTAACTCTTGGCGGTGTTGATCTAGGTCACACCGTTGACGGTACTGAAATATCAATAGAACGAGACCTTACAGAAGTTAAAACTGATCTTTACGGAAGTACACCTGTTGATATGGTAGTAGCCGGTCAGAAAGCAACTGTAAAACTCAAGCTTGCAGAAATTACACCGGGAGTTCTCTCGTATGTAGTTCCTGAAAGCGACTGGGACGTCGGCACATCAAACAGGGAATCAATCCACTTTGGTACTAAAGCCGGTTACCAATTGAGGAACGATGCACTACAACTAGTCATCACTCCACAAGGTAACAACGTTAATAATAGTAAAACAATCACCTTTTTCAAGGCTGTTTCAACAGACAATGCAACTGTTGCTTACAAGATAGATGAACAATCCGTCTTTGAAGTTACATTCACTGCATTAGTAGATGAATCACGTGCTGCGACAGATGGTCGTTTGCTTGGACGTTTCGGTCCTGCAGATATCAGCTAGGCTTACTAGCACAATTAAGGGGACTTGGCAAACGTCAAGCCCCTTTTTTGATTTAACGTGTTATAATACAATTATGATTGTGCTTGGCAATCTTTTAACAGGATAGAGGGTAGGATAAATGGCATTAGTAAGTCAGGGAGACCTAGAGCAAAGACTAGGACGAAGTTTAACAAGCGAAGAGAGCAACGCTTTTTCTACTATCAACAATGCAAGTCAAGCACATATTGAGCGTATGATTGGTAGTAGTATTGAATCTGTATCAGCTAGTACAAGATACTATGATGGTAATCTACAGAATTTAGCTATTGACCCTTGTACTGCAGTAACTCAAGTGAGTTACATAGATAATAACGGCATTGGTCAGTTTATATATGAGACAGAGGATTATACAGTTGAGCCTATTAATCGCACCTGCAAAACTATGCTGCGATACCGCTGGGGTGCTTTTGACGAAGGTCTTAATGCAATTGCAGTTACAGCTAAGTTTTCTATCTATGACGACGCACAAGTACTCAGCGTAGTTAAGGACGCTATTCTTACAGCACTTACCGCTGAGATAAACAATAACTCCAATGTTAAATCTGAAAGCATAGAAGGATACAGTATTACCTATGCAAGCACTGAAGCTCGTAATGCACTAGATAAAATTGCTTATTTATTCCCGGAGGTTTAATCTATGAAACCTCCAATGTTACACACAGCATACAAGGTATCGTATACCCGGAACGCATACGGTGACTATCTAACAGCTTCACAAACTTATGTTAAATGTCACTTCCGTGAGATCAATAACCAGGTAACTGATACTAACGCTGAATCAATACAATCTGACGCAATGGCATGGTTTGAACCGGACAGTGGCATAGACCGCAACTCAATCTTGCTTATACAGGATCAGTACTACCGAGTAGAGAGGGTCACTAAAGCCCGCAAACTGCACAACCCAACAGTACAATTCTTAAAAACCGAACTATTAAAATATGGGATTATATCATGAGCAAAACAGTAATTGTTGATCGCATGCCAAAATTTAAGAGTTCTGCTTATAACGTATTAAATGACGCTATAATAGAGGGTGCAAAAGATGTATTAATAAAAGCTAAGACCAAAGCACCATATAAAAAGGGAGGACTTAGAAGTCAATCTGATACACGTCAGACAAGACCATTATCACAAAGAATATCATTTTGGATTGAATATGCACGCTATCAGGAGTTTGGTGGCGATGGTAAAAAAATTGTGCGTAATTATTCTACTCCGGGAACTAGTAAGGGGTATCTTAAATCATCTGGTGATGAAGTTGCAGCTAGTCTAAGAAGAACATTTAAGAAGCACGGATTGAGGGCAAGAGTATAATGGATATAGCAAACGTACTAGCAACTTACCTAGCAGACAATGGCTTTGGAATACTTGGCACAAATATATTTGTTGGATATCTACCAGAGAATACAGCCGGCATATATATAGATCGTATAGGTGGACAGATTAATAACTATCTACCTATAGAAGAGTGCGTAGTAAATATATATGTTAAGAACACATCTGGTGCTCAAGGTATAGCAACACTTGAAAGTATTAAGAACTTTATACACAGAATGCACAGCACAGAGAAAGGCGATGCTTATATTTATACATTTTTAGTTTTAGGTAATATTGAGGACGTAGCAAGGGATCTTGAATATGGCAAAGTATATAAATTGTCAGTTCAAGCAACATTTAGAAATACTGGTATAATAAGCTAAAGGAGAATAGCATGGCATTAACAATAGAAGATCTAAGACCAAAAAATTTTAAGGTAAATATCAAAGGTGTAGAAGTTGACTGTAAGCCACCTCGCTTATCGCACATTCTAGTTATTAGCAAAGTTGGTGAGTCATTTCAGAACATTGCAAATCTTAAACGAGAACAAATACAAGAAGCTGAAAAAGATTTTGACTGGGTAGTTTCAGAATTAATGCCTGAATTAAAAGGTATTGATCTTGATATGCAATCAGTAATTGATCTTATCACACAAATAATGGAAAAAATACAGCCAGATGAAAGCAAAGAACTTAGCGACAAGGGGGTTAAAATTGATTCTGACCCAAAAGCAGAGAAGATTGGTTAATGATGTTTGCCGATTTTATACATTTTTATGGCTATACAGCTGACAAAGCGTTAAGTGAATATGCAAAACGCTTCTTTAGTCTTGCCAATTCAATGTATAGAATTAAAGGTTTAGACAATATTAATAATCTTGTTATTGCTAGCAATGCAACTAGTGGTGGCAGTAATGCAGAAAAACTTATGATTGAATTTAAGAAACAGGCTAAAGGCAATCATGGTATCCTAGAAGAAGTAAGGATAATTAAGAAATGAGTACCTCTGTTGGATCAATACATTATGATCTTTCTCTTGATACATCTAGGTTTGATGCACAGAGTGCAGCATTATCTAATAATATAAGCTCATTCAAAGATAAATTTAGCAGTTTTGCTACTACAATGGGATCTAGTGCATTAAAAGCATCTGCAGGACTTGCTGCACTTGGTGTCGTTCTATCACCAATCATTAAAGATGCTGTAGCAAGAGTTGACACTTTAAGTAATGCTCCAAAAGTATTACAAAACTTAGGGTTTTCTGCTGAAGATAGTGCAGCATCTATGAAAATACTTGATAAAAGTATTAGAGGATTACCTACAAGCTTAGACGATGCTACTACTGCTCTACTGCAGATTACTGCAGCCTCAGGACGTACTATTAAAGAAAGCACTAAATTAACTGTTGCTTTTAATAATATGGCTCTAGCTGGCGGTAGAGGTCCACAAGAAGCACAACGTGCTTTAATTCAATTTACTCAAGCACTTGGACGTGGAAAAATGGGCATGCAGGAATTTAATACTTTATCTGAAGTTATGCCTGCTCAACTACAACAGGTTGCAAAAACAACTTTAGGTGCTGGAGCTAACATATCTACACTTCGTGAAGCACTTAGCGATGGCACTCTAACTATGGCTCAGTTTGCAGATGCAATAGTTTCTCTTGATAAAAAAGGCGGTAATGGCTTTGCTTCCTTTGAGCAACAAGCACGGACTGCAACTGGTGGTATAGCTACATCTTTTGTAAATATGAAAACCGCTATGACAAGAGGTATGGCTGAGATTATTAAGAGTATTGGTACAGATAAAATAAAAAATGCTCTTAATACTATTGGTAAAACGATGGAAAAAGTTTCAAAAGTAATAGCTAAAAACGTAGATATTGTAGCAGTATTTATTGGGACTATACTTACCGTTGCATTTATAAGCTTGTCTGTTGCAGTAATATCAGCAACCTACCCAATACTATTATTCGCTGCAGCAATAACAGCAGCCTATATGGTAGTTAAACGCTATGAAACTGGTGCAAGAGAACTTATGCAAACCTTCAAAGAGTTATATAATTCTACTGCAGGATTTAGGGAATTTATAGCAAACGAATTTATAACTGTATGGAATGAGCTTAAAGGTGCATTAAATAAGCTAAGACCTGAATGGTTATATATACAAGATCATCTAGGTGAGATTATGACTGTTATGAAAGTGTTAGCAACAGTAGCTTTAGCACCTTTAATATCTTTCTTTATGAACCTATTAAGACTACTTAGAATTGTAAGTTGGACAATTAAAACATCTATTGATATATATATACAACTAAAAGATACTATTGTTGATCTTAAAAACACTTTCGTTAATAGTTTTAACATTATAAAAACTGCAGTAACGGAATTTAAAAAAGATACTGTTGAAGCATTTCAAAATACAAAGACTAAAATATCTGAAAATATAGATAAAATACAAAATAAATTTGAAATATTTAGATCTAAGCTAGAATCTATACAAAAAACAACTTCAAAATCTTTTGATGGTGGTAAAGGAACTGAAGAATTCATTTCTAAGATAGATGCTATAAATGAAAAACTAGCTGGCTTTATAAATACTACCCTTGAACGATGGAAAAAATCATCTTCAGAAGGAATGAAAAATGTTAAAGATTCTATAGTCAACGGCTGGCAAGAATCTTATAAGGGCACTAAAGAAAAACTAAGTGGAATTGCAGATAGTATTGAAAAATTTGTTAAAGATATACCTGATAAATTTAAAAATGTAGCAAAAAACATAAAAAATAATTTTACAGAAGGTTTTGATAAAATTAAAGACGATACTAAAAAATTTGTATCTGATATAGGCAAAGATTTTGATAAAATTGATGACAATATAAAAGAATCACTTAAACGGTTTAAAGAATCAGTATCTAACTTCTTTAAAGATCTTGGCAAAAACATAAAAAAAGATACCGAAAACTCAGGAAAAGAAAATGGAAATAATTTTGCCGATGGTATAAAGAACAAAATGACTGCAATGGAAACAGTAAGAAAAGTAGGTGATGCAATCCTCACTTTGATTGCACTTGCTATATTAGCAATTATTGTATATGTAGCTGATGCTGCACTAAGACTTGGCGGTAAAATAATAAGCGGAATTTCAGATGCTATTAGTCAAGGCAAAGAAACTGTAAGATCTGCATTAAGCAGAGCGATGGCAGCTATTGGTGAGTTTATGGGTGGAGCTGGGAACTGGCTAACTACACATGGAACTGCATTAATAAATGGATTTGCAAATTCTATAAGGAATGCTTATTGGACAGTATGGCATGGAGTACAGGGTGCTATGGGATCAATTGGTCACTTTATGGGTGGAGTTGGTGGTTGGCTATGGGAATCTGGTAAGGCTTTAATATCAGGATTTGTTGGCGGTATATATGCAATGTATTGGGCCCCATATAATGCAATTAAAGATATGCTTGGTAGAGTTCGTGGCTTATTCCCACGTTCACCCGCTAAGGAAGGACCATTTAGTGGCAAGGGTTGGACACTTTATTCTGGTATGTCACTAGCAGATGGTTTTGCAGATGGTATAAGTAAAAACATAGGTAATGTACAAAGTGCTGCTAATAGTATGATGGAAGCTGCAACTATTGGTAATATTAGCAATAGCATGAATACAGCTATGACTGGAACTATGCCACTTGGACCGGGTGCAAATGTATCACAAGAAACTACTACAAACAATAATATCTACGGCAATATAACACTCGGCGATACTGCTGCGGTTGATACATTCTTTAATAGGCTTGATCGCAACGGTGAATTAGCTCGTAAAGGAATGGCTACAATATGAACAACTACAATGCTATCTTCAATAACTTTGATCTCAAGAATAC